GCTCTCAACCTTTCGTGGTCGGCGTGATGTCTGTTGTGTTTGACAGATCGTAATAGGTGCTCCATCCGCATTGGCAGATAAAGCGGTATCGGCCGAATCCGTCGGGATAGTCCGCGTCACGGTGGGAGGCGTCTGCGCCTGCTCGATACGGCCGTGCGTCTTTCGCCAGTGTGCCGCAATGAAAACAGGAAACGTCGTCTGGTTTACGGTAAACGGGGAATTTCTTCGTCATCTGCTTGCATCCTTTCGGGATAGCGTGATGGTTACAAAGGGATGATAACCTTGGTGATTATCTCATGTCAAGAGAAAAGATCGGCGCGGCTGCGGTTGCTGTGAATGTCGAGTGTTGCGACACGGGCCACAATGGCCGTCTCGATGTCCCGGCCTTCGGCGACGGCCTGGCGCCCGGCGGCGTAGACTTTGCCGATGTCCATAATGTTGATTTCGACGTTCTGAAAACGGCGGCAATAGATCGCGGTGATCTGGTCGTCGATCTGCTTGGCGAGCTGTTTCGCGGTGGGCTGTTTCATGGTCGTATGCTCCTAAAAAAGTGACGTCTGTTTCCCTGGGTGGAGGGCGACGATAGGCGTTAAGCTGAAGGGCACCTCGGCGAGCGGGGCGGCGGTTTGGATTGCGGAGGTGACGGCGGCGGCAACGTCAGCGATTGGGTCAGCGGGGGGCAAGGTCACGACGGCGCGCAAGGCCTTCAGGCGGGCCGCGTGCGTGCGGGCCTTCCACGACTTCAGATTGGCGTCTTGGAGTTCCCGCAGGCGATCAAAGTTAGGCCGGGGGAGATATTCGCCAGCACGGCGACGGTCCAGCAAGGCGTCGAGCTCGAGCCGCAGCACGGCGCGCAGGTCGACGGCGGCCTGATACTGGCGTTTGGCCTCGCGGGCCTTACAGGTGCTCGACAGTTGGATCTTGGGGACGCTGCCGACATCTTTCGACACGAGTACATAGCCCATAAGACCGGCGCCGTGATTCTTTCCGCCGCACATGCAGACGCAGAGGGGTCCACGGGCCGACGTGCAACGGTCGTCACACTTGCAGGCGACGCGGTCTTGTACCAAGCGATCGCGTTCTACGCGGCCCATATACTCGAAGCGTTGATCGCAGTTGGCACACGTGGCGACCGTGGCGCTCGCGTCCATTGGCAAGCGGTCGCCATCCAGGGCGGCGATTTCGAGACAGCCGAGACAGCGGTAAAAGTGGCGGGCCATGATTAGCGACCTTCCACAAAGCGCGTACGGTCAAATCGGAGGTAGTCAAGCCATGCGGAATCGGCTACCATCTTCGCGTGCAACGCGTCGCGAATCTCGGCGATGAGCAAGTCCTTGGCCGTCATCGTCCAGCGGTCACGCTGACCATTCGTGCGTGCGGCAATCGTGGCGGTGAGTCGGGCGTCGACCTGGAGTGCGACGGTATACAGCGGGTGCGGAGTCTTGGTGGCCATCTGCTTTCACCCTTTCGGATAGGCGTGATGGTGAACGAACGATTAGAGGACGGCCAGAAACATCCCGAGTAGTGCGCACAACCAGAGGTACGTCATGGCCATTGTTCTTATCTCCTGATGCTCTTATCGGCACATCCGCGAATCTTCAATAGAGGGAGATTACCTTAATAAAATCGCCAAGTCAAGACTAATCCGCGTATCTAGGAAAGATTCTTGAAGAGACAGCGAAAGTCGCACCGACGTTTGATTTCTCTGATTGTGAGGTTCGATGCCACGCGGCGGTGAGCGAGAAGGGGCAGGGCGCCCCGTCGGCAGTCAAAACGCCAGCACCTACACCAAAGAACAAGCACGCGAGGCGCTGCGTCAAATCGTCCTCGGTAAGATGCAAGAGCTCGTCGACGCGCAGATGGCCAATGCGACCGGCCTGAAATACCTCGTGGCGCGTCAAAAGAATGGCAAATTCGAGCGCGTCAGCCAAAAAGAAGTCGAGGCCATTCTCGCCGGCGAGGATCAAGATCGCGTCACACTTGAAGTCTGGGAGAAAGATCCGAGCGTCCAGGCCTTCACTGATCTCATGAATCGCGCGTTGGACAAGCCCAAGGAGCAAGAGCAAGACATCAACATGCTAGGCAAGATTGAGATTGCATGGCTCAAGTGAAGGCACGTAAAGACTTAGCGCCGCTGAGTGAGCCTGAAAAGGCGGATTTCGAGGAGCGCGCCGCGATCATGGAGTTTGACGGCGGCCTGTCAACACACCAGGCCGAACGGGCGGCGCTGGCCATCGTTCGCGCACAATCCTCGCAAGCCCGACTCCGTTTCGGGGTATGATTTGGCGCAGAAATGCCCAAGTCTCGCGGGGAAACAGTGATAACCAGCCTTCAAGGGCTGTGGGAGCTCGCTTCTGACGCGGCGGTGACTGTTCGCGTGTGCCAGAATCCGCTCTGTGTGGCGGTGTTCGTGGTGAGTCGACATCAGCAACGGTATTGCTCGTCTCGGTGCCAGAGCGTCAGCAAGACTCGCGCGTATCGGGCACGTAAGCTGGCAACCTAAGTGCCTGTCGAGGTTCGCAAGGTTACGATTCCGTATAGGCCGAGGAATTGGGCGCTGCCCTTTCATGAGACGCTGAAGCGGTTCGCGGCCTTGGTGCTCCACCGTCGCGCCGGCAAGACCACAGCCCTCATGAATCAGCATCTCCGAGCGGCGATGGACGACAATTGGGAGCGCGCCCGGCTGCTCCGCGTCCGGCCCTCGTTGACGCCGGCCGAGCTCGAGGAACTGGTACACCCGCCCGGCGGCCGCCACTATGGGCACGTGATGCCAACGCGCGTGCAGGCCAAGATGACGACCTGGGATCGGTTGAAGTTCTACGCGGCGCCGATTCCAGGCTGTCGACCGAACGAGTCGGAACTACTCTTGCGGTTGCCGACCGGGCACAAGATTCAACTGTTTGGGGCAGACGACCCAGATAGTCTTCGCGGGTTCGGTCCGTCGGGTATCAGCTTCGATGAGTTCTCGCAGCAACCGGCCAACATCTTCAGTGAGGTCATTTCGAAGGCGCTCGGGGATCATCTGGGCTATGCGATCTTTGCCGGCACGATCAAGGGCAAGGACCATCTCTATCGGACGTATGACGGCACGAAGGATGACCCGGATTGGGTAACACTGTGGCAGGACATTGACGCGAGCCTGGCGACCGAGGAAGGCATCACGGTCCAGTTGCTCGAGCAGGCCATGGCGGACGACCGGAAACAGATCACGCAAGGGCTGATGACGCAGGACGAGTACGACCAGGAGTGGTATCTCAGCCATGAGGCGGCGATCAAGGGGGCGATTTACGGGCGCGAGCTCACCGCCGCACGGTTAGACGCACGGATCACGACCGTACCGCATGATCCGGTGTTGCCGGTGACGACGTATTGGGATTTGGGGCGGAACATGGCGATCTGGTTCGAACAGAGCACGCGGAGCGGGGAAGTGCGGCTGATCGACTATTTCGAGGATACGAGCGGGGATTTTCCGGCGTGTGCGCAGTTGCTGAAGTCGAAGCCGTATACGTATAAGCAGCACTGGGCGCCGCATGACATCGTGGTCAAGGACTTCAGCACGGGGAAGTCGCGGCTCGAGATCGCGGCGAGCCTGGGGATTCGGTTCGATATTGTGCCCAAACTCAGCGTGGAGGATGGTATAACGGCGGCACGGTTGCTAATGCCTCGGTGCTGGTTTGACGCGGGGAAGTGCGCGGCGGGGCTGGAAGCGTTACGGAACTACCGGCGGGATTTCAATACGCGGTTGCAGGAGTTCAAGGACGAACCGTTGCATAACTGGGCGTCGCACGGGGCGGATGCGTTTCGGTATGTGGCGGTGAGCCATAAGGGGCCGGTGGTGGAGCGGCGCAATGAGTGGCCGCTGCCGGTGTCGCAGGAGCCGGGGGCGTCGGGGTTGGGGTGGATGTCATGAGAGGGTGTCAGCCATGGAGGCGATGACGGTAACTGAGGCGACGGACGCCTTTTGCGGCGAGGTGGTGTCGGTCGAGTTCGTGGTTGACGGAGTCGTGTTGGTCTATGCCTCTGGGAAGCGCGTCACGATGAGCGTGGGAGGGGATTACGACGGGCAGTGGCTCGGGCTGAATGCCGATGGGCAGTGGCTCGGGATCGTGGTCGCGGAGTCGAAAGCCGAGGACTAAATGGATTTATTGCTGCTCGTGCTGGTGTGCGTGGTGATTGGGTTCGTGGTGTGGCTGGTGACGACGAACGTGCCGATGCCGCCGGGGTATGCGACCGCGATCCAGGTGTTGGTACTGGTGGTGCTGGTGATTTACGTGCTGACGCGGCTGGTGGATTTACCGAACGTGTTGAGTCGATGAGCGGACCACGGGCGGTGAACGGGTCTGGGCACGCGAAGGTGAGTCATCGCAAACTCGGCGATGCGGTCGCGGTGTCGCTGTCGAACGAGCAGACGACGCGGAGCCGCGTCGATTATCTCGAGGTCGGGCAGGATGAGTTGATCCGGGTGGCGGCCTCGCATGAGGAGCAGTTGGCGGATCATGGGCGGCTGGTGACGACGTTGTACGAGACGAGTCAGCGGCCGTTCTGGGGGCGGGTGCGGTGGCTGGTGACGGGGCGCTGATGGACGCGACGTATATGGCGCTGGTGATGACGGGGCGGTTTCGGCGCGCGGATGGGCTGACGCCCGAGGATCTGGCGAAATTTCTCAGTAAGTTATCGAGCCGCGCGGAGTTTGACGCGATCGTGACGGCGATGCCGGACGAGTATCGAGGGCCGTTGCGGACGTGGGCGGGGCCGGCGGTGGAACGGAAGTTTCCCTAATGTTGCCCGTGTATGTGGTATTGGCGATGTATCCCGATGACACGTACATCGAAGCGGTCTATATGACGTTGGAGTCGGCCCAAGCGATGTATCCGGGGGTGACGTGGACGTACCATGACGAGCACGAATCTGGGCGGGAGCATTGGACGGCGAATCTGTCGCACTTGACCATTGAGTTGCACACGGTGAATCCCTAATGGCCGACGACACGCCGGATCCGAAGACGAAAAAAGCCGATAAAGCCTCGGCCAAAAAGCTCGTCGAGCTCGCGCTGAAGCGGTACAAACTGGCGGCGGACGCGGATGCCTCGCAGCGGAAGCGCGAGATTGAGGATCTGAAGTTTGCGCGGGGGCGGACGGAGGATCAGTGGCCGGGGGCGGCGCTGACGGAGCGGCAAGGGTTCGGGTCGGGCGGCGGGACGCCGGTGGCGCCGCGTCCGTGCCTGACGATCAATCGGCTCAAACAGCCGCTCGATTTAGTTGAAAATCAGGTGAAGAGCGCGAAGTTGTCGATTCACTTTGCGCCGGATGACGATGACGCGGATCTGGAGACGGCGGAACTGTATGAAGAC